GTACAACTTTTTCCGTCGCTTTTGGTATGACTAGCCTTGATACGGGCCAAACAACTTTAGATGTTGTTCCCAGTACAAATGATTATATTTTTAGTGAATTTGGTGTTATTGGTAAAATTACTTCTGTTACGGGCGGTGGTGGAAGTAACTACGTATTGAATTTTAGTGAGTCAATGGATGAAATAGTAAATGCTAAAATTTATGTTTCTTCAGTTAAAAATTATATTTTAAATAAATCATTAAGTTCTTCTCACTATAATACAAATAATCCAAGTAGTTTAACAGGGGCTGCAAATAAAGGATTTATTTTTACAGGGGGCGTAGAGTTATCGGGTTCTACTGAAAGTAGTCCTTTAGTTGGTTCTTCTAATAGTGATTTAGCGGGAGCATTGGGCTATGATATTCTGCATCCTTCATCAATTAAAAATGACTTATTCTTTCAAAGTAAATTAACAAATACTACAATAGATACTGTTAATACATTAATTGATTTTGAAATTGTTAATATTACTAAAACTGATAGCGAATCTCAGATTACTCTTGCTCCATACTTACCAATCACTTTAGGAAGAAAAATTAAAAATTATGGAAACAACTCTTCTTATACTCTTACTGAAATAGCAACAATACAAAACACAAACATTTCAGGAGATACAGTAAATGGAATATCTTCTGCTGCTGTTGAAGTATCGACAGACGCAATCAAAAATATGGATTACGGGGATGCCGTTTTTATTGGGGCAGATTCTAATAGTGCGGCCTTTGTTGGTTACATCCGTGAATTTCTTTTTGTTAAAGGGCAACCTCAATATGGCCCAGTGCTGCTTTTAGATAGAGATGTTTCTCCAACTACTGGTCATAAATT